TTATTGATTTCTTTGGTGGAGATAAACCAGACGACTGGAGACAACGAGATTAATACTTTGTATAAAATATATTATGTTTAAAGACTTATTTGCATTCCCAATTTATCAAGTAAAAATTCCTCCGGAGTTTTATGATAAGCGAGAATTAGTTTCAAAAATTTTGAAAAATTACAAAAAATCTCCCTCTAGAAATGAATGGAGTTGTATGTCTGACATGCACCATCCATTTAACGATTGGGAAAATCCAGACCTGGAAAAAATAGATTTTTCAAAATTAAACAAAGTTTATAATGAAACCATACAAAAATTCGTAGGCCAGTTAGATTTTGTACAATCAATTAACTGGAAATATGAATTGGTTAATTATACAGTTACAACTAAAGGACAAAGTATGGTTGAGCACCATCATATGCCTTCTCTTTTTTCTGCTGTTCATTATTTAAAATTTGATTCAGAAAAGCATAATTCTACGGTATTTTTTAATCCTTCACAATATCAAAATGTTTTTTCTCTTTTTTATTCCGATCAAATAGATGTTCTTTCTAAAAAAGATATTAGAAATTCTTGGCTTACTAGGTATAAGTATATTAGTGTTGAAGAAGACGATTTAGTAATATTTCCAGCGGTATTGAATCATGCCATATCTCCTTCATATAATGAAGAAGAAAGAGTTACTGTGGCTTTAAATATTGATATAACAAAGATCTAGATATTTAAATAATTGTATCGTATTTTACAAAACTATTTGCATATATAGAGCAACGGGTCTATAATGACCTTACGTTCATCGGAGAAATCCGACGCAAGTAGGACGGCGGAACGGAACGTTCATTCGCTATTCGCAAATAGCGAACGCAAACCGCCTGAAGGAACGGGACCTAAAAATCTCATTTCTTTGGAGGAAATCCTAATGGCTAAAGTAGTATATCGTGGCATCGAGTATGATACCCAGAAGCGTCTAGAGTATCAACAACAAATGATGCAGCAACCCCAACAATACGACGAAAACTATCGCGGTGTTCGTTTTGTAAAGGAGGGTCATAAGTGATGAAGAAACTCAATGTGCTTCAACTCATTAAAGAGCAAAAGCAAAAAGAGCAACGTCGTCACCAAGCACTGCTTGCAAACGCAGGAGCAGGTAAGTGATTGCTATGATTGCGGCTATCATGGGCGCATCAACAGCATTCATTTATCTAATTTATTTTGAAGTTCTATTACTAAACAAGTAATGGAAAATTACCATTATCATTATGATGATATGGATAAGGACAGTAGAGGTCCTGCTTGTTATCTTTTAACATATAGAGGATGTCGATACTGGTCTTGTTATCGTATTCATTTGGTGGAATGGTTTGAAAAAATATTTAAATCAGAGGGGTCTTGACTACCCCTCTTTTTTTGTGTATAATTACCTTTGTCGAGGTTAATAAAAATGGATAAAGACAAGCTTAAGCTTATTGTCAGAAACCTTGAGTCTCTGGTAGAATGCTTAAAGTCAGAAGTTTATTCTGACGTAGACTCATATAAAGTGAGTTACGAAGAAATTACAAACCACATTAATGATTACGACGAAGTATTTTATGACGGAGATGACGATGGATACCCTGATTGAAGAGTTTGAGTATATGAAACCAGAAGTAAAACTCATCAGTGTTACCCCAGATGCAGAGAAGCACATGGCATATTGTGCTCGGGTAAGTAATCCTGCTAATCAAGAAAATGAAAAGTTTTCTGGACTTCTTAAGTATTGTATTCAACATCAGCACTGGAGTATTTTTGAACAAGCCAGTATGACTGTCGAGATTAATACTACTCGTGGTATTGCAGCTCAGATTCTTCGTCACAGGTCATTTACATATCAAGAATTTTCGCAACGATATGCCGATAGCACTCTTCTTGGTAATGTCATTCCCCTACCTGAACTTCGTCGTCAGGATACCAAGAATCGTCAGAACTCAATTGATGACATTCCTGCTTATCTCAACCTAGTTTTGAGTGAAGATATCCGTGTTCATTTCGAGCACTCTCTAAGGATCTACAAGCGCCTCTTGGACGCTGGAGTGGCAAAGGAGTGTGCAAGGTTCGTATTGCCTCTAGCGACCCCTACACGCCTTTATATGACCGGTTCTGTGCGTTCTTGGATCCACTACATCGATCTACGGTCTGCACACGGCACACAGAAGGAGCACATGGAGATCGCAGAACTGATTCGTTGTATTTTTACTTGTCAGTTCCCTGCAGTATCTGAAGCACTTGATTGGACTCGTGATGGTTGTTCTGAGTGTGTTGATGCTCCTTCCATTACTATCGAATAAATATTGACACATAGAATGGAGGATTAAATTTGGCAACTTACCCCGTTATTAATAAACAAACTGGAGAACAAAAAGAAGTTGTTCTTAGTGTTCATGATTGGGAACAATGGAAGAAAGATAATCCAGACTGGGATAGAGATTGGTCGGACCCAAGTACTTGTCCTTCATCTGGTGAGATTGGAGAAATTTATGATAGACTTAAAAAATCTCATCCTGGATGGAATGACGTTCTTACAAAAGCTTCAAAAGCACCTGGATCAAAAGTAAAACCAATCTGAACTACATATGCCCGCAAAAAGAAATTCTCCTAAGTCTCCAGTACCTTTTGGGATGAGCAACAAGCAAATGAAAAGGAAGAAGCCAATCAATACTGATTTGATGAGGACGATAGAACCTCTTACCGAAAATCAAGAGGAACTTTTTCGTTGTTATAAATTAGATCAGAATCTTGTAGCATATGGTTGTGCTGGTACTGGTAAGACATTTATCACTCTTTATAATGCATTAAGAGATGTACTTGACGAAAAAACACCATACGAAAAAATTTATATTGTACGTTCCCTTGTGGCAACTAGGGAGATTGGTTTTCTTCCAGGTGATCATGAGGATAAATCCTCTCTTTATCAGATTCCATATAAGAATATGGTAAAGTATATGTTTGAGTTGCCTACAGAAGCAGACTTCGAAATGCTCTATGGTAATCTTAAAACTCAAGGAACAATTAGTTTTTGGAGCACTTCATTCATTCGTGGAACAACTCTTGACAATGCAATCATTATTGTTGACGAATTCCAAAACTTAAACTATCATGAACTTGATAGTATCATTACTCGTGTAGGTGAGAATAGTAAGATTATGTTCTGTGGTGATGCCACTCAATCTGATCTTATTAAGACGAACGAAAAGAATGGGATCATTGACTTCATGAAAGTACTTCGTATCATGCCTTCAGTTGATATTATTGAGTTTGGAGTTGAAGATATTGTTCGCTCTGGATTGGTAAAAGAGTATATTGTTGCCAAAATGGAAGTTGGACTATGAGTTTTATTCATCATAATTATTTGGGTGATATTGAATTAGAGTGTAAAACAACAGAAAGCATCCGTCTCTATAACATTCCAAATGGAGATTGGGTGCCTTCTATTACATCTGTTACCTCTTTTTACAACCGTCAGATCTTTGCTGATTGGAGACAGAGAGTTGGTATCGAAGAAGCAAATCGTATTACAAAGAAAGCAACTGCAAGGGGAACTGATTTTCACCAAGTGTGTCAGGACTACCTTGAAAACAAGGAGTTGAATTGGGATGATTATCAACTCCTGACAAAACATATGTTTTTCCATGCAAAACCATATCTAGATAAGATAAATAACATACATGCAATCGAGAGAACTCTCTATTCCGAATATCTTGGACTTGCTGGAAGAGTAGATTGTATTGCTGAGTATGAAGGAGAACTTGCAGTCATTGACTTCAAGACTTCGGAAAAAATTAAACCAGAAAAGTGGATTGAAAATTACTTTGTACAAGAAACATTCTATGCTGCTGCATATTATGAACTCACAGGTAAGGTAGTTAAAAAACTTATTACATTAATGGTTACTCCTGGCGGAGAAGTGAAGGTATTTGACAAAAGAAATAAAGGGGATTATATTAAACTATTAGTTCGTTACATTAAAGAATTTGTACATCACAATACTAGGTCAAATGGAGAATGAGTTAGAGAAAGTACTAGAGAGTAAATTCTTCTGCCCTTCTCGGTTTGCACAGGAGATCGAATCTTTGGTGCAAACAAATGAGGATATGAATTACATAGATGCTATTGTTTACTTCTGTGAGCAAAATAATCTGGACTTGGAATCAGTTCCAAAACTCATATCAAAACCGTTGAAGGAAAAGATTAAGTATGAGGCAATGGAATTAAACTTCCTTAAAAAGACTTCTAGAGCAAAATTAGTTTTTTGATCCATTTTTGGTCGAAAAATTTTCCCGGCAAAAATCCTTTATATTACTTTTTTGAATGATGCCTTTTGACGCCTACAAATGTTATTTGTCCTTGAAAAATCACTTTACTAAAGATAGTTACGATTACTTTAAGTACTGTGGTAAATCAAGAGCTACGGTTCAGTCTTTTTATAAAAGAAAAGATAGAATGTGGTTTGAAAAGATTTCGAGGCAGAAGAGTGATAAAGAAGTAGTAGACTTTTTTGTGTCTAATTTTGTCTCCTGCCCAGATCCAGAAACTCTTTGGATTGGTGAAATGATACGGGAAGGGGAAGATAGATACAAATCGTGGCAAAAGAAAGTTCAATCACTCTCTTATGTTTTTAAGGAAGAGAGTGAAACTTTGTTTGATAATCAAAAAGTAGATGTCATTTTTGATTGTTCCAAGGGACATCCACCTCTTCTAAAAAAGTTCCTGAGCGGGAAAATTAGCCTGGAAACTATGGTCATCTATGATAAGATATTCCTGTTCGGGAATGATTTTGATAAGAAACTCAAAGACCCAGTGTGGGAAACCGTAAGTAAAAGAATTAAAAAGTATTCTCCTTTCCTACATATAGATGTATTTCGTTATCGAAAACTTTTAAAACAAATTATTCTAGGAGATAAATGAGTTTTTTTAATTCGGAAGTTGTCCGTGCAGAGATGACTGAAATCAGTGAATTACAGGAAGAGGTTTATCAAAACGTCTTCAAATTTCCGACAATGGATAAGCAAGAAAAACTCAAGCATGTTAAAACTCTTGAGAGACTTCTTGATAAGCAGAAAGTTCTCTATACTCGTTTGAGTCTGTCTGACGATCCAGAAGCAGTTACTATGAAAGATAGAATATCTGAGTCTGCTAGAATGATGGGTCTTCCTTCAAATGTCGATATGAATGTGATCTTCAACAACATGTCCAAAATGCTTGAGGTCATGAAGGAACAGATTGACAAAACGGGTTCAGACCTGTAGAATAACGAAGTACACAAAAGCCAAATCCGTACACAATCCGAGGTAATCTAATGTCTTTTGCAGATCTCAAAAAGCAATCTTCTCTTGGTTCTCTGACTTCCAAACTGGTAAAGGAAGTAGAGAAGA